TCTGTTCACGGTGTTGCCGTGACTCGAGCCGCCTGGCAGGATCGCCTGGCGGCTTTTATTTTGTCCATCGCCGGCAGTATTCGGAATTGATGAGCTGCTCATTTCATTACTTTCATAATAATAACAGATATGCTCTGCTAACTGTCCGGCATACTGAAGCGCGTACTTTGTTTGAGCTATATTTCCAAGATATTCAACATACTCCGGCTGCTCATCGAAACCAAACCGGCCCTCATATATATCGGCACCGTCGATTGATTCTAATTCATGATATTTTTCTATTGCTTCCATTGGAATTCTCTTTTCTGTAATCAGCTTATAAAGCCACTACGAATAGTGGCGATATAAAATGATTAGCCGTTAAAACTATGCTCTTAAACATCCACCGTTCATAACAATATATACGTCCATAGCATGAAGCCATTCACCATAATCGTGCAGTCGGTTCCACTTTCGAGCAATTTGTTGAGCATTCAACCTTTTGTGCTTTTCAATAAAAAAGAAAACATTTTCTGTAAGACCCTCAATCTCATTGTAGTTCGCATAGGCCGATTTCATAATATCATCCTTTCATTATTGAGATACTAAGATTGTAAGACATAATCCCACGTTTGTCAAGATGTTATCATAAAAAAAATATATGACCATAAACAAAAGAATTTTTATATTGCCACCACCACCAAAATTAGCCTATTTACACACAACTTACCAAAAATACAACGAACCCGCTACCCGCGCACGCCTCTTTTATCCTTATAGTTTTATTAATTAATTATTTTATAACCATCCAGTATTAAAAGAATATTAAAAGGGGTTAAAGGGGTTGTAGGGGAAAAGGGGGAAAAGATATTCACCCCGCTCTATTCACTCAATAGTAACACGAATCCCACAATCGTAACACGCATCATTCAAGGCCTGGCAGACAAGGCCAGCAATGGCGCATCGAACACTAGGCGCGAAGCTTCGGCATTACCCAGGTCTTTTCGATCTCGTGCAAACCGATACATTATGAGACACTCACGGAGTTTTGTAATATAATATCTATTTAATACAAAATGAGCATTCATGGGAATATTTCTGCAGGGGTAGCAAAACGGGCTATTTATTCTGCTATCACCGCGCCATGTTATCGTAGTTGATAGCAATGGTGTCAAGGTTGTTGGTTGCGCGGCGCACTACATAACCTTAGTGCTATACGCTCATACACGACAAGGCGGCGTGGTTGTGAAATCTCGATATATCCCTTTTTTCATGCCCTGAAAGCTGATACATTGGCGCGGGAAAATAGGTAATCTCTGACTCTGGGGAAAAGATCGATCGCGGGAAAAGAGGGGGCCGGGGCATAGGGGGGGGGGAGGGGGCCTAAATTATGTAAGTAAGACATCACCTCCCCCAAAACTGTCCAAACTGCGCCCTATCAATTTTAAATCGAAACCCTGCGTGTTGTTACTAAATGAAGCGAGAAAAGTGATTGAGCGATGATTTGAGTATCTTGTGAGGTATTTTGTAGATTGGTTGTGGGATAGTAAGGGACTCCTGAAATGAAATAGAAAAAGCTGGAGTTGGGTTGACAGATTTGTCACGTGTGATATAGAATGTGGGTTAAAAGAAAGGGTATACAGATGAAGATTAGAGCGACAGGAAAGAATGTAGTAGTTGATTTAGTGTTGGGAGTGCCTGACGGGTACAGTAAGTCTGATATAGCGCTGCCTGAAGGTGCGAAGATGCCGGACGGGATGGGTCCGACAGATTGGGCGCGGGTGTTATCGGTGGGTGAGAAGTGCGAGACAGGAATCGGTGTTGGGGATTTGGTAGTGCTGAATGCGAATGCGCCGCGGATGTACAAAGCTGCCGGTCACGATGAATTCCAGTGTATTTTTGAAGAAGGAGCAATCCTCGGGGTAATTGAGGACACGGAAGGGTGGACGTATCAGGATACCCGGGAAGCGAAGAAGGTGAAGGTGTTGAACTGAGGGGCTATGAAATTCCACGAATACCTGAGGGCTGTGAGGGAAGGGATACCGTTTACGCAGAGCGAGTTAGCGTTTCTTATCGGGAAGTCGCGCGCGTACATGTCGCGGTTTGAGGCAGAGGAAGAAGAAGAACGGCGTGTCCCGCCTGATGAAACGATAATGTTGTTGTCGAAGCATCTCAAGCTCGACCTCGAGGAATTGATGATACGGAAATACGTAGATGACCCGAAGGTTTCATTTGTGATAAAGCGGATACTGAAAGCGCACCTTGCAGAAATACACGGCTGGATACAGCATGAGCCGGAACCGGAAGAAGGTTACAGTGGCGAAGAAGACATCGTTTAAAGCCCAAGAAAAGAAAGCGCGTAGGTTGGCTGAGCTCAAGAAGCGAGTTGAAAAGGCGCGTGCAAAAGATATGCAGAAGCCGACTGATCCTGCGCCTGGAAGTGGCACGCAGCCGTTGCCGGAAGTAGTGCCGCGTGCAGACGAGACGGCTGAAATAGCGTTCATGCCTGAGGATTGCGCTTATTTAAGCAACCTGTTCAAGATGGACGTAACGCTTGAGATGCTGCCCGAGTTGCAGGAAGTGTATGACCTTGTAGTAAACGGCGAGGAGTTAATGCCGAAGTTCGGCACGCCGAAGCAGAAGTTCAGGCGCATCGAACTCATACTGCGATACAAGAACGTGGTAGTGGCTTTGAGCGAGATACGAGAGTTTGACACCAAGAACAGAATATCGAAGACAATCCACGAAGCCGCGAAAGATTTGTCTGACGGAAGATACGATGAGTTGACAGCTAATCAGATGGTCAAAGCGATTGGTGAACTCAGCAAGACGCTCGAAAAGCAGACACATGATTCTAACACGTTTAACTACATCGTGAAGGTAGAGGATAAATCAGACCGCGAGAACATGATAAACAAGTTGATAGACGTATTCCAGAGCAACCCTGCATTGAGGCAGAAAGCGATAGGTGGCGATGTAGTAGACGCTGAAGCGGAGGAAGTAGATACCTAGCGCCTGCGCCTCATGTAGTTTTTCTGCTGACCGCCCCCGAAGTAGTGAAGATAATCCTCATCAGAACCACGCTGCATAATATCGTGTTCAAGGCGCGTAGTGTTGAGCGCAGGCATCTTTAAAGCCATGAAATGGCACGAACGTATCCAGTGGTCATCTTTGCGCTTCCAGGTTTCTTTCGGGTTCTTCTCGTCGGCGACGATGCCCTTGTAGTCATCCCACATGTGGAACATGATTGAATTTATTGACTTTCTGCATGTAGAGAAAATGAAGAACTTGTCTTCCTTGATGTATTCATTGAGGCGCATAACGCCGGCGCCGTGGTTGCGGTTGGCGTTTATACCGGCAATGCCCTTCTCGCGGAGAACTCGGCGCATTGAGAAGTCGCGCCTACTCGGAGACTCTTTCGCTTCTGGAGTGTCGATGATATTGAAAGCAATCTCAATATTCATTTTATCGGTCATGCGGTTAACTTCGTCAGCGAAAAGGTCAGTCTGACCGCCCATCAGGTCATATTCCTCGATTTCGTAAATGATCGGGTCGTAACCGTCACGGTACATAAACCACTGACAGACACATTCGTTACGTGGGTGAAGGTCAATCACCCGGCAGAACTCGTATTCCTTTCTGTGCTCCTCGGTAATCTTGAACGGCGGTATAACGTGTGTCTGTTCATTAAAAAGCGGGTGAATGACGCCGCGCAGGATAGTGAATCGCCCGTGGATACGGGAATCCTCCTCCTCGGTCCCGGCAAACGCTGACTTCTGCGCGTCCTTCTGCGCCTCGTCCAGGTGAATGTTGTGGTCGAGGTCCATGATGTGGTAAACAATATTTTTATCGTCTTTCGACTTTTGCCATATTTCTCTAAAAGTCCATGCGGAGTGCGCGTAAAGCGGAGTCATTGCACACCAAATGAGTCCTGATTTTCTGTTAACGCGGGATCTGGATTCCTTGAAGTGTAAAAACGGGGGCTGCTCATCGAGGAATATGCCGTCGATAGCGTCCGACTGCCACATGCGGATGTCAGATTCGTATGACATGAGTTGCAGGATGTTCCCATTTTTCATGTATAGGCGTTCGTTGTAATTGTCGTAGCGCCCGAACTCCCCTGGCGGTATCATCCTGCGCAAGTCCTGTTCATACATTGACTTTGCTTTCGACATTTTTACCGCGCCGAACCAGAAAACCTTTGGCATGTGCTTGTAAAGCGGGTGTTTCCCGTAGCGAGGGACTTCGCGTTCTTTACCGCCAATCATAATTTTCCGGGTTTCTGGTGTCGTACCGGATGGGTCGTATTCAAGAAGGTGGCAGCATAGTTCCTTGAATCCAGCGTAGGTTTTACCAGACATGTTGCCACCAAACAGGAACCGGATAATAGCATCCGAATCATGGAACTCGCGCTGTATATCGTTTGGGAGATAGATGGATAATGGGTCGTTTTGCTTCTGGTCCTCAAACTTTTCAACGAAACTGAAAAGCTCTAAAAGCTGTCCATCGTCAAGGTTTGTAAGATATTTTTCAATCGGGTCAACTTCAGTAATGTCAGGCAAAAAACACCGTCCCTTCATTGTCACACATTATGTTTCATTTTGAGACAGAAACCAGCTTGTGTCAAGAAAAATGTGTAAGCCGTTACACAGAACGGGTAAATATTTACACAAAATGCTTGACAAAGGCAACCATTGTCATACAAAATTGAATCAGGATGAAAAATGGGTAAGCGGTTACACACATGATAAAGAAAAATGGCGGTAAATGGTGCGTTTACGATAAGACCGGAACGAAGAAGTTGGGTACTCACCCGACCAAGAAGAAAGCGCAGAGTCAGTTGGCAGCCATAGAAATCAACAAGAAGAAGCCTTCCGAAATATATAAAAAGGCGAAGAATGGCTAAACGCAAAATCAAAAGTAAACCCACGTATGTAGACCCCATAAATTCAGGGCTTGTAGATTTCATGACCCATTACAACGACGACCAGAAAAAGGAAGTCGTTGCTTACCTGAACTCTTTTTTCAAGACGTGTCGTGAGATGCGGAACGAACGTGCCAATCGCTGGTATGATCACTACTTGATGTACAGGCAGTATTCTCAGCACTACGCAGACCGCCCTAGCTGGCAGTCGGCTTACTACAGCCCGAAGGGTTTTGAGGCGATTGAATCTGTGCTTGCGTGGATTATGCAGGCAATCACCGGACAATCACCGATGCTTGTAGGTGTCCCTGAGCGCGAGGAGTTCAGGCCTGCTACAAAACAGGTAGAGATGCTTCTCGCTACTCGAAATCACCAGACACAGCGAAAGTGGTCATTATACACCACGCTTAAACAAATGCTCATATATGGGACGGCGATTGAAAAGGTCGTATATTCTACGAACCGCGAGTATGAGGGATCTGAAGCGATCCCCCTCGACATATTTGATTTTTACAACGACCCCTTCGCCAGTTCCATTGCCTCAGGACGAGGATGTCTTGATAGAAATATCATGCACATCGAGAACATCAAGGACATGGAAACGCAGGATGTCTGGTACGACACCGACAAAATTGAAAAGGGTGGCTCGCATAATTATTTCACTAGCCTTGACAGGCTGCGAACACTTGGCTACGAAGCCGACGACTACACCGAAAAAAGCGATTATCACGAAGTCTTAGAGTTTTGGGGTAAATGGAAAGACCCCGAAACAGACGAGTACTTTGACGTGGTTGCCACGATGGTTGACCGTCAGCATCTTGTCAGGCTTGAGGAGTGTCCGTATCACCTGCACGACGAGGACACAGACCTATTCTACGCAATCAAGCCTTACGTTCGGTATCTCGATGTGCCGAGTCCTAAAGAGTTTTACGGCATCGGCGAACTCGAGGCCATAGAATTTCTCGTACTCGAAATCAACGACAGGCGTAACGCGATGATGGACGCGGTGCAGTTTAACGTATCGCCGTTATTTCAGGTATTGCGCGGTGCAGTAAAAGACCTTGACCGGATAGTATTCGCGCCAGGAAACATGGTGATAGTCGATGAGCCGGATGCGATGTCGCCAATAAAGACTGATACCACGTGGATGACAGGTTTCACTGACATCAACAGCATGTACGATGACATCATGGCAACGCTTGGCACGTACCCGTCGGTCACGGGCGCGGAAGGAAACATCAGAACTACTGCCACAGAGAACCTAATCAAGTCTGAGAAAGGCTCGCAGCGACGCGTTATGAAGGTGCAGCTTGCCGATGGTTCCATTTCGCGTGTGGGTGAAATGCAACTGAAGATGGAAAAGCAGTACACCGACACTGAGGTTATGGCAAAAGCGTTCGGCATGAACAACGTTGACGCTTTCGTGTCGCTTACCCCAACGCAGCTTAAGTGGATGGGAACAATCAAGCTGAAAACCGAGGGCGCGAGTGGTGTCAAGGCGCTGACGGCGCAGCAGCAGATGATGTTTGCCGAGTTTGCAAAAGGCGTACCGATGATAGCGGAGCGCGTTAACTGGCCCGAACTGGCAAAGGGAATAGGCGAGATGCTGAATCTCGACATGGACAACATTCTTTTGCAGGACAGGTCGCCAGAGAATCCGCAGCAGAAGCCGGACTTGAAGTTGCTTGAGGGTGGCGGTGGAATGGAACCGGGTTTGGCGCAGCAGGGTAGCACCACGCCAATCACTGAACAGGAAGCCGGTATGCTAGAGGGTCAGGGTGCAACCCCCCAGGGTGGCGCGGACATAATGCAATATTTCATGTAAGGAGCAAGAAATGAAACCAAGTGAAATGTATCGAAACAATATGAAAGAAGCGCCTAAGGAAACGGCGCAGATACCGAGTGAGATGAACGATTACACGAATCACAGAAGTTCGCTGATGACGGTCCCGCAGGAGACGCTTGTAAACGTGGTCCTTGCGCTCGGTGGCAGCTACCTTACACCGCAGGAGATGGAAAGACTTGTGGACGATGTAGCCGTCCCACAGACAGCCGAGGGCGAGTTTTACGACGACACGGACGATATACCGCTTGAAGAACCTGCGGGGGCTGTTGCATGACGCTGAACGTATCGATTGAAAGGCTTGCGGGAGTTGAGCACAGGCTTGATGGACTTTACGCCCAAAAACGCGCGTCCGAAACGGTGCAGGGCAGCGCATTTCAGAATGAATGGTCCGACATCCTGAGGCTTGTATCTCAGCGACGGCGACAGGCGATAAGCGATGCGGCGCGCGCCGATGGAAACCACTCGGTAACAGTCGGAAGGATAAGGGAACTTGAGTGGATTGAACGAATCCTTGATGACAGGTTCGACGAAATAGACACGGAGATAGCACAACTTGAAAGAGAAATGGTAGTCCTGAAAAAGGACATCGACGATAGAAAAGATTTGTAAACTGAAGGGAGTACTTTTATGCCGGACGAATTAAACGAAACCGTAGAAGGCCCGGAGGCTGACGGACAATCTGCCGATGCAGACCCGGAGGTCGAAGGACAACCGGAAGGAGATTCGTTATTCGACGACACCGAACCCGACGAAGAAGGTAGCGACGGAGAAGGTGCCGAAGGTGGCGACGGAGAAGGTGAAACCGAACCAGAGGGGGACGATGGCGACGAAGGAGTAGAGATTGTCGACGTAGACATTGACGCGGTTCTTGAAAAGGAATTTGGCGGTAAATTCAAGACATTTGACGATATGGTCAAATCCCACAAAGAACTTGAGCGCAAGTTAACCGAAACAGCGACAAAAAATGCCGAACAGGAAAAGCAGCTATCACGGGCGATGGAAAAGGTTAGTGGCGATAATCAAGCTGAGCTAACCGACGATGAACGCATCGCCATGATAGACAAGTTCGGCAACAACCCGCAGAAGTGGTCTAAAGATGTCGCACGCGAGGAAGCCAAGCAGGTTTACGCAGAATTGGAGCAGCGCACCGCAGCTTGTGAAAAGACAAAAACAACTGCGTCGGAAAACGCTTTAAAGTCCATTTCTGAAGACCCGCGATTCGCGAATCTCGACGACGATGTTCTTGCCGAGTTCGACAAGGTTGTAGAAGAACCGGAGTTCAAATCGCAGTTCGACGCGATAACCCGCGACAACTACGACAAGTACAGTGTCGAGCAGATACAGGAACATTTCACTAAAGTCTACAAACTCGCGGCACAGGTAGCCAAGGGTCGGCTCTACGACCAGAAAAACGGCGAAACCAAAGCCAACGCCAACAAGAAGGCGAAGCAAAGGTACATCCAGAAGAAGAAGCTCACTACCACAAGGCCGACGGATAAGTCGAAACCGGCTGGCGGTAAGGGCGATACATCCAACGATGATGCCGAAATACAACGAATAATGAACGCTACAGGTTAAGCGCAATTCGTTTCGGCAATCGTTGAAGCTGAAACGGAGGTATTAAGAAAATGGCAACTATACAGGGTCAGAGGACGACTGAAAGTGTACCTTCAGGGCTACGTCCACTGAATTTTTCAGACAAGATTTTTAATCCCGAGTTCGGATATTCCGACGGGGATGATTCGCTTTTCCGTCTTCTTTACAAGCTGGGAAAGGGCTTGGGTAAAGAGACGAAGACCAAAAAGTTCCAGTGTGCCGAAGACGTTGACCGAAAGAAATCAACGGCAATATCTTCGATCTCTGGTGCGACGGACACCTACTTTGATGTGACCAGCGGTGACGGAGACATCCTGCAGGCAGGGATGATGCTCTACAACGAAATGACCGATGAGCGCATGAGAATTACCGACGTGTCCGGCGACACGGTGACAGTAACCCGTGACTGGGGTTCAGTACTCAGCGGCGCGTCGTCTTCGACCGCTAACAACGACGTGTTGAGAATCCTCGGTCTTGCATCCGCAGAAGGTACGGACGCGCCGGACGCTATCACCAATCAGCCCTCTACGGGCTACAACTACCTGTCGTTTGTCAGGACTGCTGTTGAGGCGTCTGAACACGACATCCACACCACGACCGAGTACGGCAACGATTGGGACTATGCCAGAAAGAAGCAGGCCAGGCAGCACGTACGCGAAGTCAACTCAACTCTCTGGTTTTCTTCAAGGCATGAGGAAACCACGTGCCCGGTATTCGGAAAGCCGGTAAGCACAACTGGCGGTGTCTTCCAGCACTTGGGCGACTACTATGACCTGACCACGGCCTACAGCGGCGTTCTTACAGAAAAAGCCATCGACCTGATTATGGAACGTGCGTTCTATAACGGCAGCGACGACAAGGTTCTTTTCTGTGGTCGGCACATGGGTAACGCCTTCACCAGCATTGCTAAGAACAAAGTAATGTTCAACGACCAGAAATCTAAGTCCTACGGCATGAAAATCACCGAGTACACCAGTGGCGGCAAGAGGCTCGAAATCATTACCGAGAAGGAGATTTTCGAGGGCTTCGGCGCGACCAACAGCACGTACGGCGGAACGATGTCAGCCCAGGCAGCAATACTTGATGTGAAGCTCATGGGTCTGCGCCATATCCCGAACATGGGGACAAGGCTGAAAAGGAACGTGCAGCTTCCCGGAGTGTCCGGGCGCAAAGACGTGTGGGAAACCACGATTGGCCTGGAAATGTCGCCGACGATCGACTTCACGTACAACAGCGACAGCGCGGCTCTGCAGTACAGACCGCCTCACCTGAGACTCAAGGGTTTCGTGACTTACGGATAATTTGCAGTACGAAAGGAGCAATACCAATGTCAGCAGGAAGTAACGAATATTGTCTACTCAGAAAAAAGGTTGTATCGCCTTTTTACGGAATCATGGTTTTCATGCCATACACAAAGCGCGAAGCGGAAGACGACGACAGGGTAAGCAGCGAAGGTCCGTATAGCGGTTTCTCGGCTGAGTTCGATGGTTCCATTGAGGTTCCAGCAAACTCCAAAGGCGGCGTCAGAACCGTCCACGGTATCTACGACATCAACAGTGACCCGCGTTTGAAAGTTGACGAGGGAATGCCGCAGTCGGAGGCAAAGAAGCGAGAAAAGCTGAAAGCCGCCGTGTGGAAACATCTCATGAATCATCCGATGCTCGGGCGCGACTTTGAGAAGTACAGCACGAAGACCGAGGACGTGGTTATATCGCTTGAAGAACTCGAAGAACTAAAAAAGGCGAAGGCCAGGGCTGAGAGCAATAAACATGCTTCCTCTGTAACGAAGTAAGGAGGTATTTGTAATGACGAAGTTTAAGGCATTTGTTATCGTCGCAGCGGTGTTGCTGGCGGGAACCATTACCGCGTTTGCAACAATCAGCCTTACCGGCGGCGGCGGGACGTTCAAATATCTCGTAGGCACACAGGCTGGTGTCGACTGGAACGACGACGGTACGCAGGCTTTAACCGATGAGACTGCTGCTACCGTGACTACGAAGTTATACTGGGTAGAAAGCTGTGTATCAAGCATTTCCACTAACGCAGCTACCACCCCGGCGCACCTTGTTTACTGCAACGTTCCAGACCAGACCAGTTCAACCAACAGGGGCAAAATTGTCCTGACGGCTGACACAGTTGGTGGCACGGCCTCAGGCGCAACAGCTGTCAACTGGACCGCCTACGGATACGGCGAAAATTAAGGAGGTACTTAGTAATGTCTGAAGGAATTGATCTTTCGATTCGAGAGTTGGCTGGTAACGGCCTTCGCTGGAAATCTAACGATAAGGCAATCACTGGCGCGACAAGCGGCTCAGTAGCAACTGGTCTAACAGAAATTAAGTCTGCGTGGGCTTGTCCTGAAAGTGGATCAAGCGCAGCAAGCGCAGTTGTCCAGTGCCGCATTTCTGGTGAAAACCTTATCCTGACTGCATCTGGAGTAACCGGAGCTGTTTCATACAAGTGGAACGCTATCGGCATACTCTGAGCGAACGGAGCATTGATGAAATTTGATCCTGACACATGGATGAATCCAGAAATTTGGGGTCACTCGGAAGAATTTCAAGGGGCTTTGCGGGTAAACTCCCGCATCGCCCTTGCTTCCTTTAACCCGAACTGGAAACAGAACGCGGTCATAAATGCGCGGCATCTTAGCGATGATTCGTATATATCTGACCTGTTCGGGACGTGGGACGATTACAGCATTATGTGTGTGGGTGCCGGAAAGTCGGCACACGACAATCTGGACGGTATTTCAGATTTACAAAAATCAGGCATAAAAATCGTAACGTGCGACCATATGCTGCCAGTGTTGAAAAAGCATGGCATACAGCCCGACATGACCGTTAGTTTAGACCCCACGCCGCGTGTCGGCATGTTCTTTGAGGACGTGGACGAAAACGATACCGTTGTGATGAGTTTAATACAGGCACCTGATGTCGTTGATATGGTGGTTGAGAAAGCGGGACATGTTTATTTTTATATCCCGATTAACCCGTTTTCTGAAGCATCTAATTACTTGTACAAGAACTATCCTAAGAAGTTGTTTTCGCTGCGGTCTGGAAGTGTCGTTGGGCTTGTTGCCACGGACTTATGCCACTGGATGATTCAGCGTTCATGGGGTGGCGAATCCATATACCTGATAGGACATGATTGCGGGTGGCACAGCGAAGACGATATACCAAAAGCTGAAGGGCATTACGCTGGCAATACGTTACTACACTCAAAACTACCAGACGGCCGCGATTTTTACACCATACCGGCGTTTGCTTCCGCGATACCAAACTATTACTGGCTGTTCATGCAGCAGTATACGCTTATGGGGATAGGGCTGTTTGACATGTCGGACGGCGCGCTGTGGATTTCTCCCCATTTCAGTATGAATTCAATGAAAGATTACATAACACGTAAATTAGCGCAGGGAGGAATACGATGAAAAGTTTACCGTGTAGACCAACCACTGCCATGAAGGGAACTGTCGTAGCTGCTGGCGCAGCGGTAAAGAAAGCAACCTTTCTTGATGCAGACAGTAAGCCGTCATGGTGCAAACGGTTAAGAATACGCGCCGACGCAGCAGCGGCACACTCAGGGAAAATTCATTTCAGGGTTTATGCTGAATCAGGCGCAGCCACAGCGTTAGACCCGGGCGCAAGTGACCCGTGGATTTATGCTGGCGACGACTACCTGATGCCGGAAGACCTGGCGATATGTGAAATCAGGTTCTACAACGCTGACGCTGCGGAAGATGCCGACATTTACCTTGAACCGTTCAGCGACGTTGATATTTCTAAAAGCGCGTTCGTATAAGGGGTGAGATATGGGGTTTAAAAAATATACATTGGCATTAGTCGCTTTGCTGATTTTCGCGATGTCTGCGCCGTCCTTGGCACAGGTTTCAAGATGGAGGCACACGCACAGGGGCAGCGACCACATCGGCGCGATAAGTACCGAACAGGACATTACAACCTGGGCGAGTTCAACCTTTGCCAGCAAAAGCATTTCACTTGATGCCTCAACGGGCGATATATATGCTTCCGGCTCAATTTACGCTGCTGGCTCTGGATCATTCAACAATATATTCGCGACAGATGTTTTCATAGGCGGCGACCTGTGGGCGAGTGGGAGCATAAGCGCGACAGGCGCGATTGTGACTGACGCCTACGCGAGTGCTCCGATATATTTCGGTGACGGCAGCGCGTTAACCGGACTCAGCGCGCAGGGAAACAAGTTTGCAAGCGAGGCGTTTTTCGCGAGCCATACGTGGCATGGCGGGAATATCTACGCGAGTGGAAGTATAAGCGGTGGAACAGATCTTGATATTTCTGGTTACGCGAGCGCGAGCAGCATCATAGTGAATAACGCTACAGTGGTAGACGGGAGCCAGAACGGCAGTTTTCAGAACGTGAACTCTACGGGTTACATGAGCGCGACCGGGGCGATAATCACCGACAGCTACATTCAGGCAGCGGTGGCGAGTGCGACCACAGTACAGGGCGAAAGCATAGATGTGCGGTCTTCAAGCGCGACTATTGGCTTTGAGTTCCGACAAGGTAACAAATGGTCTGGAGCGAATGAGGTTGATACCGTCCATGCAGTTTACCCGATCAGCGTTGACCTGCCGTCTGATTGGCAGGACACGTACAACCCATATGCGGCAGCTATCGAGGGGCAGGTTCGGCACGATGGTGGAACATCATTTATAGCACGTAACAATGTAACACCTACAACTGGCTTTGCAATGATAGGTCAGTACGGTGGTACTACGAACGGTTTTCGTATTAGACATAATGGGGTAAGCGAATTCTGCATGGGTGCTGCTGAAAACAACTGTGCTGAATTTTCTTCTACAAATTCAGACGGTACGGACGGTGACGCTACGCTACAGGTGAACGACACTTCGCTTGCCACTATAACCCATGTGGATTCTGCTGGTACGGGTGACGATAATGTGATTGCCACTCATGTTTTCATTGGCAACAAGGCTTCTGGCAACGACAGGTTTGCCCTTGTCGAATATACCGTTTCAGAAAATGATACTGCGAGTCCTGCCGGTAAAGTTACGTGGAGGCTGTTGACAAACAACAGCACTACCACAAAGCATGACGTGCTTGAACTGGACGGCAAAGACAGGGATTTAACCCTTGGTGTAACGAGCGGAATAGCCTACGACTTTATATCTAATGGGAATATTACAATAGACGGAGGGATAGCTGCTGCTACTGGTAGTTTTACCACTGATATTTCAATAGGCGATGACCTTTATGCTACTGGCGAAGTTGTTCTTGGTACCAATACTGATTATTTAAATACCCTTGGCGTATATGATTCGTTTTACAACGTACACATGCTCAATCAACAGAATACAGGGCGTGGATTGATGCTCGTTAACGACTATAACGGGGATGCTGCCCCGGTTGCAATTAAGTTTCAGAAGGTTAAGCAGAGTGGTGGTGCAAGTCAGGCAGCCAATGCTGGCACAAACGTAGGTACGCTATCGTTTAACGGGCCTAACGATGCCGGAACAGTTGACCAGATATACGCACAGATAACCGTAGATGTTGCAGACCCTTCCGCCGGTGTTCAGGAAGGGCGGATAGAGCTTTCTGTCGCACAGGGCGGATCTCTTACTGAATATCTTCAGCTCGATGGTGAAAATGAAAGCGTTGACTATTCAAAGCCTATGCGTCTGGCAGAGGTTAACGTTCTTCCTACATGTGACTCTACGATGTCATTTGCAAGGGTAGGGCTAAATGGTGGTGCTGCTACAGACAGTGTACACACATGTTTGTATTACGCCAGTGGTTCGCAATGGCTTTGGTCTACAGATACGTACGATGTAGTAGTGCCATAGAAAGGAGAATGAACAAATGGCTATGAAGTTGATCTACAATGCGTCAGCACAGAAGATCGTTGTACAGGATGGCGCGGGACAGACCATTTCGGAAGACCCGACATTGATCGGTGCCAATCCGAGTGACCCGAACACGATTCTGGTTAAAGCAGTTCTCGCCGTGTCTGTCCCTGACCCGATTGATCTTAACGACTAAGGGCGGTGAAGCATGGCTACACTCAGTTGGGATGATGCCCGTAAGGTTTTAACAGAAGACCTCACGGACGAACTTATAGCCACCGAGACATTTCAGGTCACGACAGGCGGTGACACTCTTTCGTACACCGTTCCCGCTGACCGGAAGGCGTATGTCAAGGCGGTAATAACAATCGAGGAAGTTGACGCATAATGTCGCTCAATATCACTGAAATCAGGACACAGGCAGGCTACCTGCTCTCAGACCCCCTGGCACGTCGCTACACCAACGACGAGAAACTTGTGTGGGCCAACAACACACTTGATGAAATCGGCGTGCAGGCTGGCTTTGAGAAGAAAACTTTTAAGTTTGTGGGGCGCGGTTATATCGAGACTCGCAACGGTGCGCGGATTTATGACCTGCCTGCTGACTTGATAATGATTGATAAGGACGAGGGCGTACATATAAACGGGCTTCGCTATCTGCCATCCACGCCAGCCGAACTAGATTTGTTTCAGGAAAAGGCTACGGCTGGAACAACGGACGAGGAAACGAATAACGCTGACTTGGAAATCAGTACAACTGATTACTTTGACGCTTCCTACACGGGGCTTGTGCAGCATTACTTTGTTGACTATTCTGACGAGAATTCACGAAGCACGGGGCGAAGCGGAAAGATAATATGGTTCCAGCCTAACCCTGCTGATAGTGCAGACGGCGAAGTCCGTTATTACTTTTTATCAACGCAGTACACCAACAGCGGATCAAATACTGCGAATATCATCCGCTCGCTTTCTGAAGTGCTTGTTCGCGGAGTAGTTTTCCGCGCATCGTACAAGGGCTTCATCGGCGGTTACATGAACGAAAACCAGTACATCGCTGCGAAGCGTGAGTACATGGAAAAGAAAGCAGAAGTAATACAGTTCTATGACGATTTGAGCAAGGTTCCAGATTACCAGCCACGCGCTAAAACCGCACGACAGGCTTACGGAATGTACCGAACGTCACGGGCGGCTAAAGGCACGTATGGTTTCAATGTTGACTACTGATATGCTATGCCGAGAAAATATGACTACAACAGGGAAATATTTTACGGGCTGAACTATCGCGACCCCGTAAGGTGTAAGCATGGCGAGAAGTTCTACGAATCAATAATCGCGAAAAATATAATCCTTAACAAAGACGGTGGTTTTACCGCACGGCCCGGGCGCACAACGCGCTCTACGCTTCCGGCGCCCATTCACTCAAAACACTGGTTTGTAGACGTAAACGATTCAGCGCACATGCTGGTGGGGGCAGGCGACACGCTTTATGACGATGGCGATATTAGTGGTTCGCCTACAGCATCGCTTACCGGGCTGACAAATAACACGCGCTCAAACGGAGTTTCATACCTGAATTATTTCTGGTTTTGCAACGGCGTAGACGCGAATAAAAAGTTTAACGGAACCACATGGACGAACATGTCAATCGCTGCGCCGAGTGCTGCGCCAACGATTGCAGACGGTGGAGCAGGGGGCCTGACAGGGGGTTATCAGTATGTTTATGTTTACGTTTACGTCGATGCTGTTACTGGCTATGAGGCAGAATCACGTTATTCCTCAAGGGCTGACATCACGGTATCCAGCAAACAGATTGATGTGTCAGTCGTAGCGGACCCCACAGGTGAAGCAACCTACATAAGAATATACAGACGTTCAAGCAATGCGCTGGATTACAAGGCGTGTCCCCTGGACGGCAGCGGTGGCATAGACCTACCGAATACGTCCACCACGTACACGGATAATACCGCCGAAGCTGACATGGGCGCGGTGGGACGCTATCTGAACGAGGGCGAAGTATTAGACACCGACTTTAGCCCGGTAATATTAAGCGGTATAGCGATGTGGAAAAGCCGGTTGTGGGGCTGGAGTGGTTCATATCTTTATCGTACTGTACAGGGGCGTCCCGGTGACTGGTACAATGAATCAAGTGTGGTCGGCAGCACACCGCTTAATATGGACCCGCAGAATAATGAAAATATACTTACATGTTTTGCAACGGAAAACGCGCTTGTCGTGCTTACCGAATCGAAACTGTTCCTTATTGTTGGTGATGCTGAACCGTTTGCTGTAATTGATAAAAAGTGGGGTATCGACTGTATTGCTGACAGGTCTCTCGCAAACTGCGCTGGAATACTCAGGTGGCTCGGTTCGGACGGCGTATATGAGTTCGACGGCTACAGTAAGCCTGAAAACATATCTCGGAAAATTAACAGGGATGCGCATGGCTTCAATCGCGGAATACTCGACAATCAGATAAGCAAGTTGCAGTATGCGTGTGGGCTGTGGAACCCGTTTTTTGAGCAGTACGAATTGAGTGTCCCTGAAAACGATTCAGATTACAACAAAAAGACATTTGTTTACCGCGTAGAGTGCGTCAACGATTTAAGGATTTCGCCGTGGTCTGAATACGATTACGGCTTTGAATCTGCTGTCAACGGCGATGGAAACAGGATATTCACAGCTTCAAAAAACGAGTATGTCTACTACGAAGACAATATAGGCATACAAGACGATTCGACAGATTACACTTGGGAATACGAAACCCGCAAGTCCGACTTTAGCGACAAACTCCGTGATAAAGTACTTGACGATGTTACGGCAACAGGCGCGGGCGCGACTGCGACAATAACATTCACGACAAAAGTAGATGTCCTGAATTACGGCGTATATACAGATGAGTTCGACTTGACGCTGACCGGTGACGAATGGGCTGATAGTGGCGATGAGTGGTCAGACACAGGCGACTTTTGGGAAGGAACAGAAGAAGCAAGCAGGACGCTTCCATACGGTCAAGAGATGGCTGGCGCGTATGTTGGCTTCAATATCAGCGGTGACAAGCACGCCAGTTTTTACGGCTTCGCGCTGACCTATTTCAAGATAAAGAGGAACCCGGCATGAAAAGAAAACTTTTAAATTCCATAGGTGCGATAGGTGTGATATTTGTCGCTGCGCTACTGCTTAATATGGTGGGCGCTGTTTTGTTTGAATATGCGTTTTCAGGCACGTTCACGGCACCGTATCGACCCGTTGACGGCACAGCACGGACACCAGCGCTTTATATGTCAAACTGGACGGCACTTGAAACTGAGTTTAACGGCAATGTTGAATCCACGAACATCAAGGACGGCACAATAGTTAATGCCGATATATCCGGTTCGGCTGCTATCGCTGACACAAAGTTAGACTGCTCTGGTGACTGGCAGACGGTATCAGACTGTAACGCTGCTGTCGGCAACGCCGATGCGATGCACTCCCACGATGCAAGCAATATCAGCGTTACTCCGGGCGACTACGCGACTGATACGGTGGCAGGGCAGCTTACAGAGATTGCGGATTATGTCGGTCTCGGAAACGCTTCGTCGGCCGACACTACGACGTATCATTACATGCAGCGGTACAAACCCGGCGCAGCATACACAGCACTCAGCGATTACCAAAGTAATTACAAGTCAGAGGCAGCATTGGTTACAGGTTCGGGTGAGTTCAACAGAACGTACAAAATGCCGGGTGGAACCAACATGAGCCTTTATCTCGGAATGGAAGTAGAGGCTTTATCGACCAGTACGCTCAATCTTTACATACCATCCGTTGATGACTATATAGCCGTGTTCGTGGATGACGCCAACGAGTACACACAGAACGGGGCAGCAGACACAAATCAGACACTAAACATCGGGATCTCGCAGGGAACCCACTCGGTCAAGTTTATCTGTATTTCAGCAAGCGGGGCCACGCCAGACGGAATGATATGTAACCAGCTTAACGGCTTTTTGGCGTCAAGCAGCATTGTGTTTAAGGGGACCGCGACACCATGAGCATGAACCAGACACAACCTTTTCCGGTTGTAGGTGGCAATGCAGAACAGCGATTGCGACAGCTTGAAGACCGCGTAAACAGGCACCTGGTTGACTTATCCATTCACCTGAACGCTGGCGACCACGAAGGATACGAATACGACGCGACAACCGGGCTTGTGAATCAGTGGACGGTTTACGGCGATACCGGCAAAACAATTAAAGTCTATGAAGAAACGTACAACTACGACAGTTCGAGCCTTTTAGCCTCGATGCAGATAAAGATTTACAAGGCTGGAGAACTTTACAAAACGATTAACGTGACGTACACATACGATGCAGCCGGGAAGGTTACTGGAATAGATTACACGGAGTACTGATGTTTGGAATAGTACAGGTACAGAAGATAGTTGATGACATTACCCGCCAGCTCGGGACTGTCCAGATTTCGGGTACCTTGCCGCTTCCAACGGGTGCGGCAACGGCTGCAAACCAAGTACTTGAAATTGCTGAGTTAACAACGCTTAACGGGAAGGTGGCTACTGCCGCGAATCAGGCTACTGGTAACGCAAGTCTTTCTTCGATCGACGGAAAAATTACAGCATGTGACACTACAGGAAAAGCTACAGCATCTAATCAGACTGATGGGTCACAGAAATCGCAGCAGGTAGACGGAAGTGGCAACGTGCAGCCAGCGGGTGACGATCCTGATAGACAGGTATGGACAACCGATGCGCTAAATTACAACGCAGCGGAAGCGGAACGGTTTGCACACGGTACGGTGACGGCAGACTGGACTGGCGACTCGTCGAGCAATGCGACGAACAGCAGCGGTAACAAGCGTGTTGTAACGAGCATTCACCTTGACGGTTTAAATGATCCCACGGCGCAGGTATTGCTTTCTATAATCATACCGGTGCGCGTACAGGTTAAGATAGACGGGACTACAGAGTTTGAAAAGATAATGGCTTTCGGAGCAGACAGCAGCGGTTTAGACCTGCTCATTAACTGGCCTAATGGCTCTAATTTAAACACGACTGTTTATCTTGGTGGAAGCACAGACCTTAACATAAAGATTACTTGTATGTACAGGGAGATAGCTTAATGCCTAACAAATTCAAGAAGCAGAAGGAAAAGGTAGACGGTCAGAACATTGTTAAAATAGCCATGTATGACGGCGATAAGCGTTTAGTAGCGCAGGGTATTCCAGAGGCACTTGAAAAAGATAACGAGTATTTAAACGCACTTAAAATAGTTATGGAGAAAGAATATGAGAACAGTATTGACAACAACGCTGATCCTGTTATTACTGACCTCGGTTAGTGCGCTTGCTGTCCCGATAAGCGATTCTGGAACCGGCAATTTTGCTGTCGTTGAAGACAACGCGTTGCACGTGGTGGACATAGCGACGGATACGAAGAAGGTTGAGTTTTCGAGCGGTACTGTAATTATCTATGACAGTGGTGGCTACCCTGCGGAAGTCGACAACATGACGCACACGCTGCAAGTTATTGATTATTCGCACCATGAGATACATTCTGGCGACCACTACTTTATAGCTGGCACAACCGACATGGGCGGCAGTTCGACAGCCACGTTTCTTTTCACTGTTCCAAACACAACGAAGTGGCCTCACGCATTCTGGGGCTTAGCGACGGAAGCGGAAGCTACTTTCTCGATGTACGAGGGTTGTGCTGTCAGCGCAAGCGGATCTCAGATTACCCCGATTAACAACAACCGCAATAGTGCCAACACTGCTGGTGTTACTGCGTTTTCGGGGCCAACCGTGAACACAAACGGGACACTGGTTTACAGCGCAAAGGCGGGTAGTGGAAAACAGATTGGTGGCAGCGAAACACATGAACACGAATTTATAGGCAAGCAGGACACGAATTACTGTTTCTATATTGAAAATGATACGGTGAGTAACAACTGGCTCAGTTACGATTTTTTCTGGTATGAGCATACGAGCAAGGTGCGCCCGTGACAAATGTTACAGAACTTTTAACAGCCGAAGTAAATAAATGGAAGCAGGTTGCTGAAGCATACAAAAGAGATAAGCAGGAAGGGGTACTACTACAAACACAAAAAGAGAACGATTGCGGTCTATGCCCGAAGTACCGGAAGTACGTTACGAAAGGCGAAGCACGGCTCTTGAACTGCCGCGAGTGTCCGATTGTGCTGGCGACACGGCATACCTGTTCATACTGGTGGCTGAGACTCGGATACACGAAAGATACCGACGACAAGACCGCAGAGGAATTAACCAAAATGGCAGACGATACGGCTAAATTCATAAGTGAAGTAATCGAGGTGTACAAATGGGCGATATAACAGAATTTGGAGAATCCCTAGGAATAGGCGACGTGGGCGACATCGCACGCAATCCTGTCGTTGCTCCGATTGCAACAGTGGCGACAGGTGGATTGCTTGCACCTGCTGTCGGCGCTACGGCAGGCACGATGCTTGCAAGTGCTGGAATGGCTGCTGCTGCTGGTGGCGACCCGATACGCGCGGCGATACTCGGAGGCGTTCAGCAAGTGCTACCTGGCTTGGGTGGCGATCTCGGACAGTTCTTTGGTAGTGAGGCGGGGAAAGGCGTTTTAAGCGCATTTCTCAACATGGGTGGCGGTGGGCCAGAGTTCAGCGGTTTTCTTGAATCTCTGGGCATATCAGGCAGTCAGAAAGATGTCGTAGAGGAAGTGCTCGCACTCATCGCTTTAACCGGCGCAGGAAAAATGCTTGCGAAGGATGCTATATCCAAGGCGAACACGCTACAGGAATACGAGTACACCGCGATTCAGAATCTTGTGAATACTGCTCAGACATTATCTGACCCGGCGAACATGGAGAAGATGGTGCAGAAGGCGCAGGAGGACACGCGCAAGGCTTTCGGGAATGAGCGCAAGGAACTCGAAATGGACTTGTACGCGCGAGGACTCGGCGAGAGGACAACTGGCCCGATGGCTGCGCTTTCAGACGCGGAAGCGCGCGCAGAACTTGAGGCGCGGCGCGGGATTGAGATGGATTATCCTCTCAGGGCTATTCAGGCGCAGTCGGCTATTATGCCAACGGTTTCGGGTGCAGCTCAGTATTACACGGATGTCGCAGAGGCAGAGAAACGCTTACCGCTTGAACTTGGCATGGAGATATACAAGTCAAGGCAGAAGTCGCCAATGGAGCAGTACTATGAAGGACTCACAGCGCAGCAAGCTACCCCGGCGGCGAGTAGCCCGCTTTCAGGTCTCACGCTCGGTGACATAACGGGCGACAACATGTTCGAGGTTAGTCCGTACAGACTACCGGACGGCACGGCAACTACCGGAGGCTACACAGGAACGTCGCTTCCGAACTACGGGGGTGGCGGTTACGGCTTTGAGAACCAGTTACCGGAAATACCAACGATGGACTTTAACTACGGCAGCTACAATCCAGCCATTAACACGACAGGCTTAGACCTTTCATCGGGCAGTCTTGGAACAGGCATGGCGCCGTCTAACTACCTGAAACGATTTAAAAGCGGGGTGTATTGATATGGCTCTTATAGATGCTTCGACATTCAGGGGCGCAAGAGATTTTTACGCAATGAAAAATGAATTGCGCCAGAAAAGGGTTGGCGAATTGGCACAGGTTGAGGCGCAGAAACGCCAGAAACGTTTTGAAGAAAATCAGCGTGCTAATCAAGAACTATCGGCTTTGCTTCGTAAGCGCGAGGTTGAAAACGCTGCTACCCGCACCGAACTAGCGAAGGCGAAAGCGTGGCGCGATGCACGCGAACACAATCAAAGAATGAGTACCCGGCAACTTGAAATCGACAGGCTGAAAGACCCGCTGTATAGAGAGATACCCCCGGCTGTTAAGCGCAGACTTGCTTCGCTTGAAGATAAGGTTTACAAAAGCAAAGTTCCGCTTACCGCTGAAGAAGCAGCCGAGTTTTCGGCGTGGAATTTGGCTGCGCCCACAGTCAGGGTGGAGGAAACTGAATACGAACCGCCTCCGATATATATACCTGGAGAACAGCCGAGTACGGGCGCAACAGGAGAACTGCCAAGTCCGAGTACGGGCGCGCTTAAAACGCTTTACATGACCTATGAAGCCATTAGCAAAGACCCGAAAGCAGATTGGGAAATCAAGCAAGACGCATTAGAAAACATGGCAGAAATAGAAGAAACATTGAGATACAATGAGGCCAAGACAACTGTAGCGCCCGCTATAGTTGAAGTGCAAAAAATGCTTGATGAAGGCATTACGGTAGAGGAGCCACACGAAATTAACGTAGAAGGTGGAAGCGTGTTGGATATTGCAAAGGGCATGTCAAGAACAGCGAAAAAACCAGCGTTGCGCGAGGAAATAGAAGCCTACATAGAAGCTAATATTTTGCAACCCCTTCGTAACGCAGGATACAAAGGCACGATTGAAGCCGGGAGGATTAAAGCCCAACTCGATGATTTGCTCGACAACATCTATGGGCGCGTGGGAACTCGCGGAACCAAGTCCGAAGCTGCTGCTGCCAGTGCAGTCACCGATGAATCAATGGACGAAACGGCCGGTTATTTTAGTCCGTTTGAAGATTAACTATGGCTAAACGAACTGACGAAGAATATCTTGACGTACTGCGCAGATTTAATAAGCTGCCGGTCAACAGGCGTTTGCCTGAATATGAAAAGTGGCGCAGCAAGATCAAGGAGGAGGGCTACAACGTCGAACGCTTTGACGCGAAACTCGGGTACACCTCGCAGATGGAAGCTGCTGCGCGTGGAAGGGCGGTACTTGACTCAAAGCCTGCGAAAACGCTTTTTAAAATCATAGAAAAGATTGAGCAGTACACAGCGCAACCGTTAAAGAATTTCCTTAAAACGCGATTTGAGGAAGTCGGCTACGAGAATATTCCATACATCAGCGACGAGGACGCGCCCGAGGTCATTGGCGCGCTTTACACGGTGGCAAGACCGTACTCGGTAACAAATGTAATTAACCCCCTCGGTTTACTGAAGGCAAAAAAGCAGATAGCTTCCCCGGAATATCAAAACGCGGTCAAGGCGCTGCAAGACAAGGGACTCGGCGTACTGGTCGATGCTGTAAAGAAGTCGCCCAAGTATATGGAAGCCACGTTACCCACGCGGGGCGCGATAAAGTCTGCTTACAGCGCAGCCAAGGGCGAAGTAAAGACGGATGTTGAGGACATCATTAAAGAAGCGCGTGGGTTAGAAGAACTGACCACGCCCGACAAGGTTGTAGCGTTCCTCGGTGAAATGGGGCTTGATATTACGTCGTATGTCGGCGCAGGCGTAGTCACAAAGCCAATCGGCAAGGGGCTTGCTGCACTCAAACAGGCTGGCAAAAGTCGCAACATACCGTTACTTGTGAAGGCGATTGAAACGCTGGAAAAATCCACGCCCAAAGAACTTTACAAACTTTTAAAAAGAAATAAAGAGATAGCTGGCGAAGCGGAAAAGGCGCGGATTCTTACCGAAGCAGAAGGCGCGGAACAGGCTGCTAAAGAGTTTTCTTCTGAAATGTCAGGAACAGAAAAGCTGCGCGAGTTGCCGACAGCACAGAAGCGGATAAAGGAACTGCTTGAACAGTACAAAAGAACTGGTAAAAAAGAATACCGCGACGAAGCGGTAGCCATTAGAAAGCAGTTCGACAGAACAGAAGAACTCCAAGAAACAATATCAAAGCCGATGGGCGTTCTTGACGAACTAAAGAAACGGCTACAGTCCGAGGCGCGGGGCGTTGAAGAAACGCGCAAGATGTACCCCGGAACACAACAGGCTGACGCATCTATCATCAGGGATGCCGCAACCATACACGAAGATATATACCTTTTGTACGAGAAGTATCCAAAAGAAGTTATGCGTATTCTTAAGACCGCTGAATCAGATACAGAGATAGCACGCAACCTTGATAGCCTTTACAAAAAAACAAAAAACGCAGATCGTGGAACGGTTTATGGAAAAGGCGGAATACTGTCAGGGGAAAGAAACCCTGCTGCTGCTGCTGGCGCTTCATCGCAACTTAAAAAGAGAAAATACAGGTATGTAAAAAAACGTGAGAAAGAATTAAAACCCGAGGTAGAACAACTGGTATCTACCACTGATGAGGGTTGGCCCATAACAGTACAGCGAATTGAAGAACCAGACGTTAAGCCAAGTTTTAAAAAGCCGCAGGGTTTATTCACCACACCAGCAGAGGTTAAAAGTCCGCATCTTGATTTGGGTGGAAAAAGACACACGTACAGACTTAACCATAACGCTAAAAAAATAGAAATAAGAGAATACCCAATAGAAGAAGTGCGATTAAGAAAAGGCGCGATTAGCGCTGGCGCTGGAGTTCATGCAGCACGGCACTTTTTGGGGTTAGAAAAGTTTAATAAGATTAAAAACATGTCTAAAAAACGCCTTATAGAATGGGCTAACAAAAGATATAAGGGTGCAAACTTCTCGAAATATGAGGAGGGCGATGATATTCAGGACATAATCGAGGGGATAGGTTCTCAAGAAGCCAAAAAGAAAGGCTATGACATGTATATGGTAAGGGATTTTAAAGACCCTGAATATACAGAAATTGTTTTACTGAACAGAAAAAACGCTGTTCTTGGCAGAAAAGCAAGTAAAGAGTACAGCAGAACAGTGAATAAAATTGAATATCTTTATCGGGTTTATGGCGATAACATTGCAACAAAAAGCAGGGTTGATGAGTTTGTAGCTGAGCTGGGACGCGGTACAACTATCAACGATCTTTTTAAAAAGTATCCTGAGTTTGTAGAGGATATTTCCGACATACCGCTTGAAACTTATGCTTTATATGCCAAATATGCCGACAATCCAGCCATGATGGATAAGGTTCAAAGCATGCTTGCCGACCTTGCTGGCGGTGAGAGCATAATAAAAATACTCAGAAAATATCCAGAGTTAAAACCCGACATTCTTGACGCGCCCGTAGGTCTAAAACAAAAAGAAATTAAAACATTTAAAATCAATATGCCAGAAGCGTATAAAGAGTTTCAAAAAAGAGTTGGTGACAGACCGACTTATGCGCAAGCAATGGAGGGAACGGAGCAGCTTGCCGCAGAGTTTAGGGCAGGGTTAAATAAAAAGGGGACATACTATAGAAAACTTAATGCGTTGATTAAGCGGATTAAAGATGTTGGTTTTCGTCCAGAAGACAAGCGTATGCTTGAAGAAGGTTCGCGCTCACAGTACAACTCGCGCGTGTGGTCGCAGCTTACGGACGACGAAATAGGTGGCATTGAAGTTGCGCTCGACCAGTTCAGGAAAACCGGTGATGCAACCCACCACGCACGCGCTGTTCAGATATTGGATAACTCCCAGGCTGCGAAAAACTGGAAAGCTGTAACTGAGGCAGGCGACCCCGAAGCATCGCGCCACGCAGCAGACCTGATATTCGGTGAGCCTGACGACGCGCTACTTGCCGGGGCAATAGCTGAACCGATAAATAAAGAAACGGCGAAGCAGTTAAAAAGGAAGTTCGGTCAGCAAGGCAACCTGAGAGACGTACTCGGTGAACTGTTCGGCGCACGTACTATCGACGACCTAACACAGCAGGAAGCAGCAGCATTTGAATACTACATGAAGAACGCCCGAAAGGTGCGCGGTAAATGGGTGCATGACGATTTAACGCGCGTTGCAGAAGGCGACTTCATTAAGTCCATGAATATGCGAGATCCGCTATGGTTTGAGAAGGTGACGAAGACATTCCTCGGTTCGCCTGAAACCGTGATGCGCGAACTCGGTATCGAGAATATTTACAAGCTGTATAAAACAAGATGGACTGAAATGAACAACAAACTCAGCGACCTTTTCGATGAACTCAGGGCGTTAAAAAACGAGACAGACAAAATAGAGGGTTCCTCGAGAGAAATCTTTCGCGCCTTGAACACGCTGCCAGAAATAGATGAGGATACTGCCAAGGCTATCAAGGAAATAAAGAAGGTCAAAAGCACTAAGTTACCGCCTGAACTCGACGAAGTGGTGAAGGGTATCAGGGCGAAACAGATAGCAAGCCTGCCAGAAGAACTCAAACCGGCTGCGCGACGCATCATGAATATTTATGACGAACTGGCAGACGCGCAAAAGCTCCCGTGGTCTGCACGAATAGTTAACTATGTTACCAACATCAGTTATGACGGCGCGGCGAAGCAGCTTATTGATGAAGGGATATTAGACGAAGTAGCCGATGGAGTGTTTGAACTTTCAAAGAAAACCATGATTAACGGTGTCCCTTACGCAAAAGGAACGCGCCTTGATGAAACACTTATGTCTCAAATGCAGAAGGACGCAGATATACCGTACCGCATACGAAGGATTCTTGAATTTGTTAACCCGAAGCGGATTACTTCACGCTTCACGAAAAAACGTGACAAGTCACAGTTTGTAGCCGAGGATGTCTGGCTTGCCCTTGACCGCTATCTACCCACCACAATGCGGAAGATATACCTCGATGAGCCGTACCAGATGGCACGCAAAATTATTACCGGAGAAAATACAAAGAACACCGCTGCAGCGCATGTGCTGGACGTATTTAATCAGAACATCCGCGGAATATCGCGACCAGCACTCGGAGGGCGCAAGCGCGGGAAACTCGCGCAGGCTGCATACGGGATTACTAATAACGTGTTTCTCGGCGCTCTGGCTCTCGCCCCTGATTCTGCGCTGAAGAATCTTGGACAGGGCATGAACGTTGTCGCCGAACTCGGCGGGGACTACGCGACCCGTGGATACAAGATGATGCTTACACCAGAGGGCAGAAAACTTGTCATGGACTCGGGGATTATTGACGAGTCTCAGATTAGGAAACTGGTAAAACTCGGCAAACTCAGGCAGATTAGCGGTGGCAAATACAACAAGGCTCTCGACAAGTGGGGCGATGTCCGTGACAAATCTATGTTTATGTTCCAGTTCGCGGAAACGGTAAACAGGGGAACGACCTACCTTGCTGCGTATTCCAAGTATCTCGATGAGCCGGTAAAGGGTTTCAAGAACGCCGACGAATACGCGCAGCACATTGTAAGGAAACTTCAATTCGATTACACAGAGATTGATATACCGATGGCTTTGCAGTCACCCGTAGGGCGCGTGTTCGGGCAGTTCCTTACCTACCCGGTAAAACAGACTGAGCTTATCGCTTCATGGATAAAGAACGGCGAGACAGATAAACTTGACCGATACTTCAGGTCACAATACATGATGCTCAAGGCCGGGTCTGAGCTTAACACTGACATGACACAGTTCACGGGCGCGGGACTTTCGCCTGTTGGCTTCGACGAGTACACCGGCGACCTTGAGTATATGCCACCGCCGGTTCCAAACTTCGCTTATAAATCTTTGTTCTACTTGATTGACAAGGGTCGAACCGGCGCACCGTGGGGTGAACCCACGTCGGACGCTGGCAAGGCTGCGCTGCAAGATTTGAAAACGCTTGTCCCCATGCACATGCCGATAGTTCCAGGGGGCCGCTACATTAAAAAAATGCTCGATCAGGCTACCAATGTTTCCCTTACAGAAAAGGCGCGCGAGATGGGCGACGTTGCGGAGGACTTCGACAAGCTACGTCAGTTCCAGCAGTTCGGCGAAATCAAATCGCCACTATTGTACCGCCCGACCACTGAGAAAAAACGCGACATCCCGAAGGGCGAAAGCATGTTGCGCTACCTTGCATCCCTGCCGGATCTCAAAAGAGTAGAGCAGTTCCACAGGAAGCCGCGCGACAAGCAGCAAAGCGAATACATAAATAAGAAAGCGCGCGAACAGTATGGTCTGATGAAAACATACAAGACAAACCGAGTACCCGAACTTCGCGAACGCATCATTAAGCTGGCGCAGATTACTGGTATTGACCCGGTAGAAGCATTTAAAGAAGATAAACGGCGAATCGATGCAGGGCGAGCAGGCTTGTTTGAAACAAAGGAAAAACAGTACGGCGCGCAAAAGTCGCGCGATTTAATGAGCGAAGTCCTGAGGCTTGAAGCGCAAGGCAAGCACGCCGAGGCGTTAAAATACGGGCGAGATAACGGGCTTAACGAAATGAGCGCAAAGGAAATCAACAGCAGCGTTAAAGCGTATCTCCGCGAACTGCTTAAGGCTGCGCAGGCTGACCCGCAAAAGGCGAAAGAGTACCGAATATTATCCAGCATCTTCCCGAAGACGGCACTTACAGTTGAGGAAGAAACAAAAGCATTACAGAGGTCACAGTAATGGCAGAACCTATTGACGGACACAACGGAGTACAGGACGTGCAGATTGAGGCGCACGATAAAAGCATTAATAAGCTACAGGAATGGAAAGAAGGTTGGCCCACAAAATGCGAAGGGTACAGAAAAGAAATGTACGATGAAATGAAGGCACACAACAAATGGGTAGTAACCCTCATTCTAAGCGGTCAGGGATTGCTTGCGGGTGTAATCATCGCCCTCAGAATATGGGGTAGCTAATGATTCACGGAACAGACGTTTACGGTGAAGCTGCACAGGTGGTCGGCTTCATGAAACACCCTGTCTACAGATGGGGCGGCAAGACACCCGATGCCGGCCTTGACTGTTCGGGGCTTGTCACGTGGGTGATGCGCGAACTCGGCGTTTACGATTTTCCGCACGGCTCATACAACATCTACGATTACTGTGAATCGGGTGCATTGGAAGTCGATATAGCGAAGCGCATTACCGGAGCGCTTCTTTATCGCCGTTCTCGCAGCGGTAAAATCGCTCACGTTGCGATTATTGCACCGCACAGGGCAACTGTAGAGGCAAGGGGCAGAAAGTACGGCGTAGGCCATTTCAAGGAACGCGGTGGCTGGACTGACGCCACTATTATACCTGGTGTTTTATATGGATAGGAGGAATCCGAATGAAAACAGGAATCAGTAGGACCATCACAATGGCAGTAGCGAGTATCGTAACACTGGTTGCACTTGGGCTGAACATGGCAGGCGTGGATATTGCGCCCGGGGAAATTGAAGCATTGGAAAAAAATCTGACTAATTTTCTGATGCTTGGCTACGGGCTGTTTATATCACTGTCGCAGATTTACCAGCGACTTGCCACGAAGAAGGTTGAAAAGAAGTTGGAGGATAATTAATGAGTACGTTGGGTAAGTGGAAATACAAGATAGGAAAGTTCCTGACAAAGTACGACCTCAAGGACGAAATAGCCGACCTGTTTATCAGGTGCGGGAAAGAGTTTGAAGACGAGATTAACGACGTTCTGAAGCGCATTGTTGAAATCTTGATGAACGTAGTGGTCAAGGTTATGACAGAATGCAATGTGCCTGTTGAAGTTATCCTGAAAGTCAAGGAACGAGTCAACGACCCCGACAATCTCCCGCGCTTCACTGAGATGGTCAAGGATGTTGTGAGAAATTTTATTAACAAAAAGCTGTGAAGGGGCGACTACATGCCTAACCCGAAAGCTCTGTCTGAAAAGTACAGGCTGATTCTATATCCTTTGTTTGAGAAGGAACACTATAAGGATAAGCATGGTGTTACACGAATCCCCTTGACAAGCATTTGTGAGCGCACCGGTATACCGAAATCGTGTGTTCTCAGGTCGAAAAGAAACTGGCTGAAAGAGCGCGAAGACTTGGGCTCAAAAACAGCTATTTCAGAACCCGAGTACGAAGACCGCAAGGAATTACAGCAGGAAAACGGAAACCTGAAAGACGAAATTGAACGATTGCAATATCAGGTTGAAAGCCTTGTTCAGCAGCGTTCTATAAACCTTCTCAATATTGATACCGAGTATGTTAAACTCGGAGTCATTTCCGACAAGCACATGGGTAGCAACTACGACAATGTGGAGTTCTTACACGCTGCGTATAAGGTGTTTGATGATTCCGGGGTACAGGCGATACTTGATGCCGGGGATATTGCAGACGGTGACAATTACCGAGGATGCCATTTTGAACAGCGTGCAGTTGGCTTTGACAATCAACTTAAATACGCAGTTGAAAATCACCCGTATTCAGAAAATGGTATCAAGACATACTACATCACCGGAAATCACGATTGGTCGCGCCAGGTCGGGGCAGACTTCGGGAAGGCTCTCGCCGAGAAACGCGACGACCTTGTGTATGTCGGCAAGGACATGGGCGTGATTATTTGTGGTAGTGGCGAGAAGACAGCAACCATTCACTTGATTCACCCTGGGGGCGGTACTGCTTACGCGCTCAGTTATAAAATGCAGAAGATAATAGAGTCATATACCGGGGGCACTAAACCAAATATTCTTATCAGCGGTCATTTTCACAAGGCTGAATACATCCCGAATTATCGCGGTGTGTTCGCACTACAGGCTGGCTGCATTGAGAAGCAGACCCCTTTTATGCGGTCAAAGCATATTGCAGCTATGACGGGCTTTTGGATAATTGAGTTTAAGATTGACACAAAGGGTATCCGCAATATGCGAGCGCAGTTCTTCCCTTACTATGAACCACAAAAGAAACCGGTATATATCTGAAAAGCCGATGACTGATATAGACCAGATTTACAACTGTCTTGACGATGATGGCGTAGAGCTTTTAGACGAAACCCTTAATGTCGTACTCAGTTTGTTTATCAGGGCAAACAACCACGAACGACGGCTATTCTACCGGATAATCAAAACGATTGTGAAAAAGTTTTTTGTGGGGCAGAAGAAGTACGGGCATTTAAACCCTAACGATGGTCGTGACTGGAGGCGGGAAACATTGGATGAGGCCGTAGACACAGTGTTCTATTCCACGCTTGCGGTCATGGATGATGAGCGTCCTTAATTTCCTGTTCTGCCTGTTCGATGAAGTACTTAGAATAACAATCACATTGATTGCCTTCGCAGTATCCGGTTTTGGTGTCGTAACTACACCATGATGGGATATCTATTGCTCCGCTTGCCTGAGAACAAACATCAACCACCGTTTTTTCTGACCGGCTATTTGGCTCAAGTGCCATCTCCAGCACCTTGATACGCTGCACAGCTTCGGCGTAACACGTTTTGAGTAATTCAAACTTTTCATCCCATCGGGCATCATATCCTGCATACGCATCATAATTCATGCTATCCAACACATTCTCAAACTCATTCTCACTCAGCATCGTTCCTCCTTTCAACTATCCATTCGCATACAACTGTAAATATCTTTTGGATTCCTATACCTGTGATAAAACACATGGTTAAGAATATCCAATACGGAATTGTTATTTCACTCAGCATCCCTCGATCTCCTTCCGCGCCTTGTCGATGCACCGCTTTAATTCTGCATCTTTGCCAATCGTAAAATAAGTGTGTGGGCTAAATAGTTCCAACGCCCTTCGCAGCACCCGTATCTCGTTCTCTTGCGCTACATAAGTGTCCTTCAACGCAGATTCGTTCGCGCTACCACGGCACGGTGTTTTATATTCTGACTGTTCGCAGTCATTACACCGTTTGCAAAAGCCATCGTCAACGATGTTGAAAAAGTTTTCCCTATTCATGCTCGCTCCTTTGCGTAAAACATTTTACACTTCTCGTTGATTGGTATTGAACGAATCTTCCCATCTTCACATTTAATATCTTTATCACCACGAGGAATCAACTTGTGCAGAAAGCTTTCCGCATTATTGCACTCATCGTAATTGTGGATGTAATGAAGCGTCAACACAGCGCAACCCCCATTGTGGACGCACTTCTCACAGTGCCGAGCCTCGTAATCCGTTCCCTCGCTACCGTTACTAAAGTATGCCATGCTACCCGCTCCTTTCTTTCTTGATTCTATCTCACGATGTGGTTAATATAATTAGCCGCTTTGTGGTTAATTTTCAACCAGACAAAACGTCACTACTTGTGTATAAATAGTGTTAGTTTGTCTTGATTATTGGACTACTTTTCAACAATTCTTTTAGTTCTTTTACCTCGCCATGCAATGCCTTTATCTCATTTCTCATAAACAAATCGTGTGCTATTAACTTATCCCTTATCGTTATTTCATGAGGCATACATGGTATGGATTCAAGATAATCAATAAACATTTTTTCGCTTAACTTCATACTCGCTCCTTTCATTCTACTAATTCGTAAGTCTGTTCAAATATATCGGGCTTGCATGGGTAAAATTCACCGTTAACACCCTTGATAATCCAATCGCCAATCCTTGCAGTCATAACGCCTTCAAGTGTTTGAATTTTGAGTATCGGCTTGCCATCATCAAAATCGGCAGCCGTATTACAGGTTATCCAATTAAACACCCTGTCTTTCGTTTCATCGGTGAATTGTTGTGCTTCAATAAATACTGGTTTTTTTCGGTATTTCATACTCGCTCCTTTACAGCTTGCCTATTTAAACACCATTTTCTAACAGCCCCCATATCTTTCTAAGCAATTGCAAATCGTCCATATCGCATCGCAACTTTTGCAGTTCAAAATTAATTGACAGTTGAAGGGAATTAAATTCAACCTCCATGCCCAACTCTTGTGTGTATGGCACTATGGTAGACTTGTCATTTATTCCATTGCCATCTGCATCATAAAACCACTTTCCGTATTCGGTTCTAAAACTTTCATCAACAGCATAGATAGTGGTAACTGCAAATGGTTTTTCATCAACCATGACAACAACTCTATCCCCGGCTTCAAGTTTCATCACAGGACTCCAATCTTTGTAAGTTCGTTTCTTTTAAATGCCACCCTGGATGCAGAATCTTCGTTGAACCGTAACCACCAAAAACCATCTTTATAATAATCTGCTATACCTATGTCCCCTTTACACATGCTGGCAACATCATTAACTGTTGGGTTAAATCTTCAGGTCGTTTCATGACTCCTCGCTTTCTTGATATATTTCTGCCAGCACGCTTCACGTTGATAGCTATATCGCTCGCAGTAATCGCATACTTCCCATATGTAATAGGCTCCCCAAGTTGCTATATAGGGGCATCTGTCTGGGTCGTATTTAACCACTACTCTACTCCCTCCTTAACCTTCTCAAGGAAGTAGGCTTTGACAACATCTGATGATAGATCGTCTTCATTGCCAACCCACTTCCATATCTCAGCCCTCAGCCAAGGTTCAGGGGTCATGTTGCCACACGCTGCGCTCAACGCTCTGCCC